CTTTTTGAACATTTACATTATAGTTTTAATAAAAGTGAATTTGATTCTACTTACCAAAAAAAAGAGGAATCTGATAAAGAATTAAATAATGTTTTACTTTATAATAGAACCACATATTATAGAGAATTAGATATTAAAAAAGTTATAAATAAAAAAAATAATTTTGGCTAAAAAAATCCCAAAAATTATAAAGGAGATTAGGAATAATCCCCCATCACCTATAAATTTTGCATTTCAAAAGAATATTTCTTATTCTCAAATGTCAATATTTAGAGGATGCCCTCATAGGTGGAAATTACAGTATAAAGACAAAATCAAACGATTTACGTCTTCTATACACACTGTATTTGGGACAGCTGTACATGAATCAATGCAACATTATTTAGATGTAGCATACGAAAAATCATTTGCAGCAGCAGATAGGGAAATAGATATAAAAGATCATTTCCAAAATGCTTATATATCTGAATATCAAGCTCAATATAAGAAAAATAATAATGAACATTTTTCAGATGCCTCGGAAATGAGAGAATTCTTTGAAGACGGAGTTGCTATATTAGAGTGGTTTAAAAAAAAACGTACAAGATATTTTTCTAAAAAAGGTACATATTTAGTTGGTTGTGAAATACCTATTGTTATAGCACCAAATAAAATGTATAATAACGTATTATACATGGGATATCTAGATGTTGTCACATACTGCGAAACAACAGATACATTTAAAATAATCGATTTAAAAACCAGTACTAAGGGATGGAATGATTATGCTAAAAAAGATGAAAATAAACAATATCAATTATTATTATATAAACAATATTTCTCTGAACAGTATGGGATACCATTAGATAAGATAGAAATCGAGTTTATGATATTAAAAAGAAAAGTGTTAGATATGGATGACGAAAATATAATGTCACCCTATCAAGCATATAGGGTTCAACAATTTACTCCACCTAGTGGAAAAATTAAATTAGGAAGAGCAAAATCTGCTATTAATGATTTTATTAATGAGTGTTTTACCTCAAATGGAGGTATTAAAGAAAAAAATTATCCTAAGACACCATCAAAATGGACTTGTAATTTTTGCCCCTATAAAGAAGAAAAAGAATTATGTGGAGAAGGTATATTTTACTAGCCTCCTAATATATGTATATAAAATAATGTTATTAAAATAAAGACTATGAGCGCAAAAAAAGATATGACACTTACTAGTGTTAAAGTAAAAAGCGATTTATTCGAGAATTTTAAAATTGAATGTGTAAAACGAAAATTTTCTTTTCAAAAACTTGCTGACCGTAGTTTGTTTTTGTATCTTACGGATGAAGATTTTCGCAAATCAATTACAAATCAAACTAATCTTGAACTATAAATCTAAAAAATAATGAATAAAAGTTTTGATCATCTTCCCCAAGAAAAAAGGAAGAAAATATTATTACTCTGTGATGATATAAGAGTACATTCTGGTGTAGCTACAGTAGCCCAAGAAATTGTATTACATACAGCACACCATTTTAATTGGGTACAAATAGCAGGAGCTATTAAACATCCAGATCTTGGAAAAAAAATTGATTTAAGTCAAAGCATTAATAATTCTGCTAAAATATCAGATTCATCTGTACTTTTATACCCCTCTAATGGTTATGGCACCCCGGATTTAATTAGACAAATAATAGAAATAGAAAAACCAGATGCTATTATGCTTATTACAGACCCAAGATATTTTACTTGGTTATTTAATATGGAGCATGAAATTCGCAAAAATATTCCTATTACGTACCTAAATATTTGGGATGATTACCCAGCTCCAATGTATAATAAAGGATATTACGAAGCTTGTGATTTATTAATGGGGATATCAAAACAAACAGTTAATATTAATAAAATTGTATTAGGTGATAAAGCTAAAAATAAAGTATTTAAGTATGTTCCTCATGGTTTAAATGAAAATATATATAAACCTTTAGATCCTGAGGATAAAGAATTAAATAAATTTAAAGCAAACTTCTTTAATAATGATATCCCAGAATTCACAGTATTTTTTAATTCACGAAATATTAGACGTAAACAAATCCCCGATACTTTAATAGCATTTAGAGCCTTTTTAGATACTTTACCTAAAGAAAAAGCTAATAAATGTAAGATAGTATTACATACAGAAGCGGTCACAGAACATGGTACAGATTTATACAAAGTAAAAGAATACTTTTTTGATGAAGAATATCCCAATGCTGTAAAGTTTTCACATCAAAAATTATCTCAACAAGAATTAAATTACTTATATAATATTTCTGATGTTCAAATATTATTAACTTCAAACGAAGGTTGGGGGTTAACACTTACTGAAGCAATATTAGCTGGTACTCCTATTATAGCTAACACAACAGGAGGGATGCAAGATCAAATGAGATTTGAAGATAAAAATGGAGAATGGTTTAATCCTACTCCTGATATTCCATCGAACCATAAAGGAACATTCAAAAAACACGGTGAGTGGGCTTTCCCAGTTTACCCTGCATGTAGATCCATTCAAGGTTCTCCACCAACTCCTTATATTTTTGATGATAGGTGTAAATGGGAAGATGCAACTGAAAGGTTAATTGAAGTTTATAGTTTATCTAAAGAAGAAAGAAGACAATTAGGGTTAAAAGGTAGAGAATGGGCTGTTAGTAATGAAGCTGGATTTACCTCTAAACATCAAGCTAATAGAGTAATGGAAGCATTTGATGAATTATTTACTACTTGGAAACCAAGAGAAAAATATGAATTAATTAACGCCACAGAATTTAAAGGAAATTTTTTAAAACATAAAATATATTATTAATGAATAAACCAGTTTTTATAATTAGTTGTCCATTTGACACATACTCAGGTTATGGAGCACGTTCTCGTGATGTTGTTAAAGCTATTATTAACACCGGGAGATACGAAGTAAAACTTTTACCTCAAAGGTGGGGGAGTACCTCTTGGAATTTTTGCAAAGATCACCCAGAATGGAAGTTTTTATTAGATTTAACTATTTCAAAAATAGAATCAAAACCTGATATTTGGATGCAGATCACTATACCAAATGAATTTCAACCCGTTGGAAAATATAATATAGGATGTACCGCTGGAATTGAAGCTACAGTTTGTAAACCTGAATGGGTTGAAGGGTTAAATAGAATGGATGTAAATTGGGTTTCATCTACTTTTGCTAAAGGAATGTTTGAAAGTATGAATTATGAAAAACGAAATAAACAAACTCAGGCTTTAGAGGCAAATATTAAAGTGGAAAAACCTATAGAAGTAATATTTGAGGGGGCGGATTTAAATGTTTATAAACCTATCCCAAGTGGAGAAATAAAAACTATTAATTTAGAAGATATTAGTGAATCATTTTGTTTTTTAAATGTGGGACATTGGATCCAAGGAGATTTTGGCCATGATAGAAAAAATCTAGCGGTATTAATTAGATCTTTTTATGAATCATTTAAGGGAATGTCAAAACCTAAACCAGCTTTAATTTTAAAAGCTTCAATGGGTGTAGCATCTTATATGAGTAGAGAAAATATTTTAGATAAAATTAAATATATTAAAAATTCTATAAATTCATCATCTTTACCTAATATCTATTTGCTTAATGGGGAGTTTAATGATCAAGAGATGAATGAATTATATAATCATCCTAAAGTAAAATCAATGATCAGTTTAACTAAAGGAGAGGGGTATGGACGTCCTTTACTAGAATTTAGCCTAACCGGTAAACCTATTATAGCATCAGGATGGTCGGGTCATTTAGATTTCTTAAAACCAGATTTCAGTACATTACTCCCGGGTGAATTAGAAAATGTACATAGTAGTGCAGCTAATAATTGGTTAGTAAAAGAAGCCCAATGGTTTAAACCATCTATAGCATCAGTAAACCAAAATTTAAAAGGATGCTATAAAAAATATAAACAATATAATTTAAAATCTAAAAAACAGAAAAATTTTAGTAAAACCAATTTTAGTTATAATAAAATGGAAGAATTAGTAGATAAAACTTTAAAAAACTATGTTCCAAATTTTGCTACTAAAGTAGACTTTAATTTACCTAAATTAGAATTACCAACTTTATAAAATTATAATATGAATCATGATACTATTATAGATTGTCCTAAATCCGGGGGTGATCTTTGTTATAAAACAGAAATAAATAAAGATATTACTAATTTCCTTAGTTTATCTTGTGGGTTTTGGACTAATACTTTAATGAAAGAAAACTCGGAATTTTATAAAGAACAAGTAGAAACCCTTCCTGAATTATATAAAGACTTAGCATGGACTGACCCTAAAACAAATTTAATATGGATTCCTAATACTATTAATATAGAAGATAAAGGGATGGTATTTGCTAATAGTTTAAATTCTACCACATGGGGTTGGAGTGCTGTAAAAGCAGTTGCATTAAAGAAAGGTGAAAAAGCTAAAGTAGAGGGTCAAACCCATAAAATGGATATGACTACAATGAAAACCTTTATGGAGCGTGATTATATAGAAGCCCTTTCATATATTCAAGTTATACCATGAAATTAGGAGATTTAACTGAAAAAATAATATCTGTATTTACTTTTGGTCAAGGTAAAAGGTTAGCTATGTATATAGCTAAATTAAGAGGTAAAGAAGATTGTGGGTGTAGTAAAAGAAAAGAAAAATTAAATAATTTAAATTTTAAATCTATGTCAATTTCATCAAAACCAACTAATTTAGATTGGTCATCTAAATGGAAGGAAGTTAGAAGTCAAGTATCTTGTTCTTGTGAATTCGATTATTGTATCTTACAAGTTAAAGATAAACAAAATGCAGTAATACATGAAGAAAAAATATCATCTATTCCATATATGAATGGTCAAATTTTAAAAAAAGATATTTTTATACCCTCTTTTTTAACCCCACATTCTTTTAGTTTAATATTCCATAAAAAAACTGAAAATGAATATATTAACCCTATAAATATAAATTTATAATGAAAATAAGTTACGGTATAACGGTATGTAATGAACATGAGGAATTACAGCATTTAATAGAGTTTATATCTCCATTAATTAATAAAGAAGATGAAATTGTAATCGTATATGATGAAAATAGAGTAACTAGGGAGGTCTTAAATATAATAGACCATTATCAAAATAAAGTAAGAGCTTTTCCCTTTAATTTTCAACAAAACTTTTTAGAAAATAAAAATTATTTAGGAAGTGAGTGTAAGGGAGATTATATTTTTCAAATAGATGCTGACGAGATTCCCAATGAATTTTTAGTTAAAAACTTAAAAACAATACTAAACTCAAATAGTGTTGATATGTTAGTAGTTCCTAGAAAAAACTTAGTAAAAGGATTAACCCAAGAACATATTAATGCATGGGGGTGGAATGTTAATGAAAAAGGATGGGTTAACTGGCCAGACCAACAAAAACGAATTTATAAAAACGATCCTAAAATTCAATGGTCAGGACATCAGGTACATGGTATGGTTGAGGGGTATAATAATTTTGCTGCTTTGCCTTTAGAAGAGGGTTTTAGTATTACCCATAATAAAACAATTGATCGTCAAGTAAAACAAAATGAAAGATATTCTAAAATTGAACAAAATAAATTATGAAAAAATTTAAAGTAGGAGTTATAGGAAATGGTTTTGTAGGAGAAAGTCAGGCATTTGCTTTTTCCCCAACAACTGATTTAAGGATTTATGATACAGACCCTAATAAAGCTACTCATACTAAAGAAGAATTAGATGAATGTGACTTTATTTTTGTATGTGTTCCAACACCTATGTACAAAAATGGGTCCCAAGACATCTCATTTATAGAGAAAGTATTCAAAGAAGCAGTTGAAGGTCCTATTTATATTATCAAGTCTACAATACTACCAGGTTCAACTAAAAACCTTCAAAATCAATATCCAAATTTATCTATTATATTTTCTCCTGAGTTTTTAACTGAACGTACTGCTAAGTTAGATATGTTAACTCAAGCTAGAATTGTACTAGGGGGCAATAATAAATTAACTAATAAAGCAGCTAAATTATTTGAACAACGTTTTATGAATAAACATATAATCAAAACAGATTCAACCACAGCTGAATTAATTAAGTATATGAATAATACATTCTTTGCTACCAAAGTTAGTATTGTAAATGAATTTAAATTATTAGCTGATAAATTAGATGCTAATTGGGAAGATGCCTTATATGGGTTTGCTTCTGACGGTAGGGTAGGAGATAGCCATTTACATGCACCCGGACCCGATGGTAAGTTAGGATATGGGGGTACTTGTTTTCCTAAAGATGTTAATGCTTTAATAACATTAGCTAGGGAGTTAAACACTCCTCTTAATACTATAGAAGGAGGATGGACAACAAATTTACAAGTTAGACCAGAACAAGATTGGAAAGCAGATAAAGGAAGGGCAGTAAGTGATGATTAAAACATATAATGATATAATAAAAAGTATTACTACCAACAAACCTTTTGCTTTTACTAGATGGGGGGACGGAGAATGGTTAAATATACGAAAATCCCCTGGAAGTAACTGTGATGGTAATTTATACTATCATGATTTAGGTGATGAATTAAAAAGTATTGTAGAGACTAAACAAAATTATATTCTAGGTGCACAAGACAAAAAATGGAACTTGCCTTCTGATGTAGATAATTACCCAAACCAAGATTGGATTGATGCTGATATATTTCATAAAGCAAGCATGGATAATAAAATTTTTTTACTTGAAGAAGCTCTCCAATCAAAGCATGTAGTTTATATAGGCAATAAAGATCTTAAACATTTATCTTTTATAAATGAATTTATAGAAATACCTCCTAATAATGTTTGGTTAGAAAGAGGAGATGTGTTTAATAAAGTTACCCAAACAATAGAAAAAAATAAACATAAAGTATATTGTTTTTCTGCGGGAATGGCCACAAATGTATTCATAGATAAATTATGGCATTTTAATATGACTCAAACTTATATAGATGTGGGTAGTGTATTTGATCCTTATGTTGGTAAAATTACTAGATCATATCATAAAAATTTAAAAACTAAATTTAATAATTAAAATAAAAAATGGATAGATCTCACATATTACAAAATTTTATAAATAAAAATGATTATAAATCCTATTTAGAAATAGGAGTAGACAGTGGGTGGTTATTTAAAAAAATAAATATTCCTCTTAAAGAAAGTGTTGACCCTGCAAAAGGTCAATATGCAAGTGCTAAACCAACCTATAAGATAACCTCTGATGAATTCTTTAAAACATATAAAGACAAAAAATATGATATTATCTTTATAGATGGGTTACATGAGTCCCACCAGGTGGATAAAGATATAAAAAATTCAATAAATGTTTTAAATGAAGGTGGAAAAATTGTAATGCATGATTGTTCACCCTCAACTAAGAGAGCAGAAACAGTACCGCGACCTGGACCTGGGGTTTGGAATGGTGATGTTTGGAAATCATTTGTTAAATTTAATTATCATAACCACCAAGATTATAATTGTTATGTTATAGATACAGACCAGGGTGTTGGGGTCATAGAAAAAGGTGTAGGACAATGTGATTACCAACTTCCAAAAGAATTAGAATATGAATGGTTAGTTGAAAATAGAAAACAGGCTTTAAATTTAATTAGCAAAGATGAATTTAGTAGAAGAATTTCATGAATTTACTTGGGATATGATTAGGGCTTTACCAAAAGCTTATTATTTACATTCTCGAGGAACCCCTGTAGAAGTACATTGTAAACCTGGTTTATCTGAATTATATTATTTTGCTGATAAAATAGTTGAATTGAATAAATTTCATGGTTATAATGATTCTATATCATATAATAATGAAGCCCCTGATTACGCTTTAAAAGAATGGCTTCCACCACCACTAAAAGAAAGATTTAAAGGTAAAGTTGCATTTACGAAACCAACAGTAGTTATTCAAAATAAATATGCTTTAGAATGGCTTACTGGTGTATATAATTATTTTCCAACCGAAGTATTAGGGGAATTATTTGATTACCTTAAAGAGGATTATGATATTATATATATTAGACCCAAAGGTAATACAAAGAATTATTATCAAGATGAAAATGAAATCAAACCCTTTAAAGATTATGAATTTATTGAAGAATATCATCCTTATGTTTACACCATAGATAAATTTATAAACCAATACCCAGAACTTAGTTATAATACACTTCAAATGCTACTACAGTCAACATCAGATAAACATATTACAGTTTCAGGGGGTAATGCGTGTTTAAGTGCTTATTTTGGGGGTGATGTGTTTATATTTGATAGTCCTGAGGGTAAGGGTGCAGGTAGAGGAGTATGGAAAGATAATTCTTGGTTGTCTATGTTAGGGGGAGCTAATATATTTGGGTTTAATGATTATGCAACATTAATAGATAAAGTAAAATTAAATTGGTAAAATATGAGTAAAACAGTATTAATAACAGGTGTAGCAGGACTATTAGGTAGTCGTTTAGCTGATTGGATAATTGATAACCAACCAAATACAACAGTAATTGGAGTCGATGACCTCAGCGGTGGTTTTGAAGAAAATATAAATCCAAAAGTAAAATTTTGGCAAATGAATCTAATAGAACATCCTATTGAAAATATATTTGAGGCACATGATATAGATTATGTATTTCATTTTGCAGCTTATGCTGCTGAAGGATTATCACCTTTTATCCGTGCTTATAATTATGATAATAATTTAAAAGCAACTGCCCGCCTAGTTAATGAATGTATTAAAAAAGATGTTAAACGATTGGTATTTACGTCTACATTAGCTGTGTATGGTCATGGTTATGGTGGGATATTTAATGAAACCCAACAACAAGCACCAATAGATCCTTATGGGGTTGCGAAATATGCATGTGAGATGGATATTCAAATTGCGGGTGAACAACATGGGTTAGATTGGTGCATTATTAGACCACATAATGTTTATGGTATAAAACAAAATATTTGGGATAAGTACAGAAATGTATTAGGTATTTGGATGTTCCAATATTTAAATGGAATGGATATAACTGTATTTGGTGACGGTGAACAAACGAGAGCATTTAGTTATATAGATGATAGTTTAAAACCTCTTTGGAATGCTGCTATTAAACCTGAAGCTAGTAAAGAAATAATTAACTTGGGAGGTATTGAAGAAATTTCAATAAATAAGGCAGCTGAAACCTTAATTGAGGTGTTACAAAAAGAAGAAGGTATAGATGATTTTAAAATTCCAATTAAGTATTTAGAGGCAAGGCATGAAGTAAAACATTCTATCCCAACACATCAAAAATCAATTGATATATTGGGATTTGAACATAAAACAGATTTAAAAAAGGGATTAACTGAAATGTGGAAATGGGCTAAACAACAACCTATGCGTGAAAGATTTGTATGGCCTAATTATGAATTAGAAAAAGGCATTTATTCATTCTGGAAAAATTAATATGAAACTAATAATATATACTGCATTATTTGCTGATGAAAACATTCCTCTAGAAGAGGTTGGTGAATTTTATCCTTTCAACCATGATAAAAATGATGTTGAATATGTAGCTTTTACTAATAGAGATGATTTAACCTCTAAATTTTGGGATGTACATTATATACCCATCGAAGAAGGAGTATCTCCCAGAATGATGTCCAGAAAAATTAAATGGAATCCAACTCAATATTTAGAAAATTTTACTCATACTATATGGATGGATTCACAATGCTATTTTAAATTTGAACCTAAAGCTATTGTGGATTATATTCTCCAAAGCGAATACCATACAGCAATTCACCACCACACCGATTTACAAAGCACATATTCAGAAGGGATGTTACAGTGTTATTATTATTGTTTAGATAAACCTTCAATTATCAACCCTCAAATGGAAAAATATTTTAAAGAGGGATTACCCTATAAGTATGATCATTATGAAACAGGTATTTTAATTAGAAAAAATTGTGACGAATCAAACCAGTTATCAGAAAATGTTTGGAATGAATTACAAAACCATAGTATTAGAGATCAATTAAGTACACCTTATTGTGTGTTTAAAGCTAGACAAGGTGGAGATAAAGGGATTAAAACTATACCTGAATCTTTTACAGCTCATAAAGGGGGATTACCTTTACCTAAATCTCAAATATTTTTTACAGTACCAAAACCATCTAAATTACTTAAAGAAAATTTGGATAGCAGATAAATCCTTCGTATATTCCCACCTAATTTAAAAAGGTTATATATTTATGCGACAGACTATTAAAACACCCATTAAAATGAAAATGATTCCTTGTATTAAATGCAGTTCTCCTATGCCCGAATTAAGGTTAACTAAATTTGGTTATAAAGTTTGTGTTAACTGTTCAACAGTAGGTACTAAACGTGGTATCCCTGTGATGAGGGGGTCAGGAGATCATACTTGGACTGAAACTATTATTGTGGAAGAAGATCAATATGAAGAATTTGTAGTAGCATCTGCACTTGAACGTGGTGATAAAAATGCTGCTAAAGCTGAGATGTTAAATATGGATAAAGAAGACCGCAATTTACAAGGCCCATTCCAAATAATCAATAATACAGATAAAGATAGAACTTAGTTATGCCTAAACCAAAACCATTATCTAAAGAAATGATAGTGGCGGCTCAAGCAAAAACTAAATCTAATATGGCCGCCGCAAGGTATTTGCATGTTTCTTATCAACACTATAAGAGATATGCTAAAATGTATAAGGTATTTGAAGGTCATAAAAACCAAAGTGGTAAAGGTATACCTAAATTTTTAAAGGGTACGGGTAAAGAACCTGCACTTTTGGATATTATTGAAGGTAGAGTATCATCTGCTCATTTTTCCCCTGCAAAAATAAAGTATCGTTTAATAGAAGAGGGATATTTATCAGAGAAATGCTCAATGTGTGGTTTCCAAGAACGTAGGGTACTCGATTATAAAATGCCCTTATTGTTACACTTCAAAGATAATAATAAATCAAATTATACACCCGATAACATTGAGTTACTATGTTATAACCACTATTTTCTTACAGTTGGAGATATATTTACAGAGAAGGATGTTAAACAAATTGAATCGCATCAAGAACATATA